TGAAAAGGGAGATGTACGGGCAGCGCAGGAACTACTCGATCGGGGGTTCGGGAAATCAAAACAATTTATCGACCATACATCAGCAGGTGAACCTATAATATTTAAGTTTATCGAACATGCCGGAGATTAATATAAATACCGGATATATATTTAAAAAAACCTATCGGGCAGTCGCAGATGGGGTTAAGGTAATCGTCCACAAGGGCGGCACTGGTTCCGGCAAGACTTTCGATATAATGTTGTACCTGCTATACCTATCCGGCCAGAAGCCAGGGCGGGTTATCACGATTGTTTCTGAATCCCACCCGCATCTGATAATTGGGGCTATCCGCATCCTGAAAACAGTATTGAAAAAACATTACGCACAAATGTTGGCATCGTTCATTGGGAACCCCCCGGTATGGACACACCCGGAAACAGGTTCAATTATTGAATTTTTCTCAGCAGATCGAATTGATAAGGCCCTGGGGGCCAGGCGGGACGTCTTGTACGGAAATGAAATCAACTCGCTGAAACGGGATGTGTGGGAAGAACTTGCAAGGCGATCGGAGCTTGTGATTGCCGACTTCAACCCGACAAGCCAGTTTTGGTTGGAAGATTGGGTGCAGGACTATGACCCCTACCGGGTGATCACATCAACCTATAAGGACAATAATTTTCTCAGCGAGACAGAGCGCGAGCGGATACGCCGCAAGGCTGAGCGCGACCCAAATTTCCGGCGTGTGCATATAGACTGCGAGTATGGTGCGCAGGAAGGGCTGGTCTTCACTGCATGGGAACAAGTTGAAAAAATGCCGGGCATATCAGCGCGTTACGGTCTTGACTTCGGTTACTCGAACGACCCTACCGCGCTCGTGGCCGTGGAAGAGACCGAAGACGCTATATATATTGACGAGTTGATATACCGGACGGGGTTAATGAACAGGGATATTACCGCTCTGCTGCGGACAATCGGGATACGGGAGAATTACGATGAAATTATTGCCGATAGCGCCGAGCCGAAATCGATTGATGAGATACGGTTAGCCGGGTATAATGTCAAGCCCGCAAAAAAAGGGGCGGATAGCGTGATTAACGGCATACAAAATATGTTGTCGAAAAAACTATATATAACAAAGCGCAGTGTTAATATTATTAAGGAACTGCGCAATTATAGCTGGGTAACAGACAAGGAAGGGCGCCCGACCAATAAGCCGGTCGATGCCTTCAACCACGGCATCGATGCTATCCGCTACGCGATCGGCACGAAACAAATACAAACATTCATCCTATGAACTCGATACAGCGCTGGGTACATAAGCAATTAATGAAGATTGTCGCGGCAGACCAGAACGCCCTGTTCAGGCAGATGTTCCAGATGATCAACACGGACATGGGCATCACCCTGAAAGATGCGCAGGATTTTATTGATAAGGGGTATTTATATAATGATATTATATATTCAATTATATCAACTAAGCAGGAAATAGGGAAGTCGATCAAGTGGGTGGCATACGAAATAATTGATGACAAGGCAATGAGGGATATGCGGTATCACATGACTGCATACTCGAAAGGCATCAACCCCGCGATGAATCTGAAAAATGCAACCGCGTTGCGAAAAAAAGCACTTCAGGAAATCAGTAATACCGAAGCCAACCGGCTAATCAATAGGCCTAATGCCCACCAAACACTATCAGAAATAGTGGCTGAATATTTTGGGTGGATCGACCTTACGGGAAATTTCTACCTGTACAGGTTGAACCGGGACGATAAGCAACAGACAGTCGCGAGCGTACACGTTGCACCGGCAACAGACGTAGAAATTGTGGCGGGAAATTGGCTCGACCCAATTAGAGGGTATAGGCTGAAGTTATACCTATCAGGGGATATAATTGAAAAGGAAAAAATCCTTCATATCAAAACATGGAACCCCGACTTCGACTATGATGGCCGGCAGCTGTACGGCGTGTCGCCGCTCCGCGCGGGGGCGCGCATCCTGAACCTGGACAATAAGGGGATAGACACCAGCACGGCCAATTTTGCCAATTCCGGGGTGCGGGGCATAATCCACAGGGCCACCCATTCTGGGGGTGAATTATACGGGTTCAGCCCGGAGCAAGCGGAGCAGGTGAAAAAGAAATTGGAATCATGGGAAGGAGTTGAAAAATCAGGGAAAATAGTCGCGACTGACGCGCCGGTCGCCTTCACCGAGATCGGGAAAAGCCCCGTTGATCTGGGGGTGTTCCAGGCGATGGACAAGAACCAGGTAAGGCTATGCAACCTGTTGAAAGTACCCCCCGAATTGTTCTTGCCCGGAACCACGTTTTCCAACAAGGCGGAAGCCAGGAAAAACATGATAACAACCGGGATACTCCCGCAGATGGAGTTATTACGGGACAAACTCAACGGGTTCATGATCGCCCCGCTTAATACCGGCAGAGAAAAATACTACATAGACTATGACCTGTTCAGTATTGCCGAATTACAGGATGACCTTAGCAAGATTAGCGAAATGCTGCGGGGGGCTACATGGCTTACTGATGACGAGAAGCGCGAGGCGATGAATTACGGGGAGTTCGGCCACCCGTTGGCCAAAGAGCTATTCGTTGATCCTTTCAAGATGCCGATGAGCCAGATAAGTTACGATAGTGGGTTTGATGAAGTTGACGAAGAATTGAAACGCTTAAACATGAAAGTATATTGAGAACCTGGAGAGACATAAACCAACAACGGTTGCGGTATATCAATTACGGCGAAAAAAAAGTCAGGGCCGCGCTGCGCAAGGTCAGCAAGGATTTCGCGCGCGCGGTCAGGGATATTGGCCCTGATGCCGCGTTATCGGCGTTGTCGGAAGCAGATATAAGGAATGGGGTACAGCAGTTGTACGTGAATCTCTATACTGTTACTGGGGTGGCCTTCGCGAACACGACAGCAGGCAAGCTGCGGGAAACGATGAAACGCAAGGCTATCGGGGATATTGATGAGTACACTGATGATGCTCAAGAAGCGGCATGGATCAGGCATATGAGAAACTTCGCGGAAACCCGGTGCGCGCTGAAAATAACAGCAGTGACGCGAAATATACATGAAGATATTGAGAAGATTACACGCGCCCTTGTGCGCGAAAACCCAACACAAGGCCCGGCATGGATAGCGAAAAAACTTACGGAGGCAATGGGGGAACGAAACGAATGGCGGGCTATGCGGATTGCCCGTACCGAAACCGTGGGGGCGAGCAACGAGGGGGCCATCAAGGCCGCACGGGATTACGGCATTAGGACTAAGAAAAAATGGCTGGTCAATGTTGATGATCTTACCAGGGACGATCACGCCGCGATGGCAGACTACCCCATGATCCCGACAGATGAGCCGTTCCAGGTTGGTGATGACAGGATGGATTATCCTGGCGACCCATCCGCCAGCGCGGGGAACGTGATCAATTGCCGGTGCGCGATCACCTTCAAGCCAGAGCGGAGTATTACAGATGACTTACTTTCCGGGGAATATGACCCCGATCACGCTGATATATATTAATCCTATGAACACTACAAAATATAAACAACTGCCGCACTCCCTGAAGGACATGGATGTGCATAAACGCGAGGTCGCCTTCTATTTCAACACGTTCAAGGAGGCAGACAGCGAAAACGACCGTTTTTTCCCCGGCAGCTCAACGAAGACCGTGGCGGAGAATTTCAACCGTATCAAACACCTGTATAACCACTGGAGCACGGTAGGCAAGCCAATATCAATACAGGAAGACGACTTCGGGACGTTCATGGTGAGCAAGATCGGCAGGGACACGGAGAGCAATAATGTACTGTTGAAATATGAAGATGGGCTAATTACAGAGCACTCGTTCGGTTTTCAAACAGTCAAGTCGCAGGGCAACACGGAAGGGGGGAAAGATATTTTCGAGTACAAACTCTGGGAGGCATCGAGCCTTGATAAGTGGGGGGCACAACCGCTGACACCACTTATAAGCCTGAAGGCCATTGAAAATATCCCCGTCCAGGAGTGGGTCGACAGGCTCACGAGGCTACGTGCCGCTGTGCGGAAAGGGTACACGGATGAACAAGTACAGGAATTTGAATTACAGATCACGAAAATAACCGACCTGTTATTATTAGCGCAGGTTGCCACTGAGCCGGGGCCATCAGCCACCACTCAGCCGGAACCGATAATGAGCAGGGTCGCGAAACTATTACAAGAAAAAAAATAACAACCTTAAAAAAAGTAAATTATTATGACACCTGAAGAATTGGTACTGGATGGCCTGAAAAAAAACATCCAGGATGAAGTTGCCCGCGTGAAGGCCGAAATGGCCAAAGGGCTACTTGAAAAGGCAGAGTTCAACACGCGCTTAGCGGAAATCAACGCTAAGTTCGATGAGCTAAAAACAAAAACCATACAGCCGGAATCAATACAGGGCATCCAGGAGCAGATCGACAAGCTCAACGAGAAGCACGAGGCGCTCAAACTCACCGGCCACAAGGCCGAATCTTTCATCGAGAGCATAGTAGGGAAGGCGGCTGAGCTTCGCGCGCAGTACAAGGAAAAAGGAAAGGGCGTCCTTGAACTTACCTTGAAGCAGCCGGTCAACATGGGTATCACTACAACAACTGGTACAGGGGTAGTGCCGCCAGACCGTGAGCCGGGTATCAGCTATGCCCCTAAGCGCAGGCCGGTAATGCTTGAAACAATCCTTTCCGGCACGACAACGTCCAACGTGGTTGAATGGATCGAGAAAGTCACAGAAGAAGGCGCACCGGCGTTCAGGAGGGAGTTCGAGACCTATCCGAAAAGGTCATGGGGCTCCGTGACTCGCAGCCTCACGGTGAAAAAGATCACGGTACTCGCCGAGTTCTCGAAAGAAATTGTTGACGATGTTGATCTCTTTCAGGCCGAACTTCGCCGCGACCTCGTTGAGCAGCTTCAGCTTGTTCTCGACAATGAGATATTGCGGGGCACGCAGGGCGACCCCGGCGAAGCGGGGCTGAAGGGGCTGTCGGAATACGCGCAGGCGTGGAACAATGGCACGCTCAGGGTGCCTAACCCGACCATCTATGATGTGATCGCTGTTGCCATCAACCAGATCGAAGAGGAGCACCACTTCCCGACCGTGATCCTTATGCGCCCATCTACCGCGCTGGCGATGAAATTGGCGAAGGACGGGCAGGGAAATTACGTGATGCCCCCATTCGCGAGCGCGAACGGCACATCGATCGAAGGTGTGGCTGTAGTGACCAATACCCTGCTGGGCGCGAACGAACTGTTGATCATGGACGGCACGAAAGCGCAGTACCTGACGAAGCAGAACTGGCAAATCGAGATGAGCAACAGCCACGCGTCCAATTTCGCGCAGGGGATGCTTGCCGTGACCCTTACCGGGCGTGGCGTGCTGAAGGTGAAAAACACCGATACGAGGGCATTCGTGCATGTTGCGAACGTGAACACCGCGATTACCGCGCTCAGGCCAACGCCCTGACAATAATAATGTAACCTAACCCATAGCCTGCCCGGTGATTGCCGGGCAGGCTTATAAAAAGAAAGACAATGGAAAAAACTAAGGTAATATTCACGAGAAAATTCCAGGAACACGGCCCTGGTGATGTTGTTGAACTCCCTTCGATCGTAGCGGCGAATTATATATACCGGAACTTCTGCCAGTTGGCGGATGATGGGAGTATCGAGAGTGGTGGTGAATCTAAGGAGCAGGCCCCGCTGTACACCGACAAGGAACTTAGCCCGATGAAAAAAACGAAGAAAAAATGAAACTGGAAATTATCACGACAGGGACTGAGCCCATTACCATTGCGCAGGCAAAGGAATATCTTCAGGTCGATTACGATCATGATGACAGCCTTATAGGGAGGCTCATCATCGCGGCCAGGCAACATGTAGAGAACCTGTGTGGGAGTTCCGTGGTTGAAAAATTAATTGACCTTTCGGTAGATGGGTATAGTACACCCTACCTACTGCCGTATGGCCCCGTGAAAGAAATTCACTTGATCGAGGTTGACGACATCGACTTGACAGTGCTGCACATGAAGGCAGATTACATCCATATCCCTGGCAAGAAGTTCCGGGCATCCTACACGGTAGGCTACATCGAACCGCCCGCGGGGCTGGTGCAGATTATCTACGATATTCTGAAAATATATTACGATGCCAGGGGCACGGCGGTGCAAATCCCCCCCCTGACGATGCAGGGATTAAGGCTATATACACGCAACTTGCTATGAAACGGTTAACCGAACGTGTGCATTTTTTCCAATCCCCGACCGGCCCGGACGGCAGCGGCGGAGCAGAGCGCGCGGCGCCTGTCGGGCTGTACGAGAGCTGGGCGGACGTCCGGCAAATCAACAGCAGTCGGGAATTTCAAACAATGCAGGTTGTCGGCATGGTCAACGTAGAAATCACGATGCGGTATAACCGGGCGTTCGCCCCTTCATTGGAAACGTATGCCGTCTGGCGTGGGAAACGGTTGACTATACACAGCACACCAGACCTGACAGAAAAAAACTGGGTGAAAATACTGGCATGGTATGACCCGGCAATTGCAATTGACCAATAAGATCATGGGAAAAGGAGCATTCATAACATTAGAAATTGAGGGGCGTTCAGATAAAGCGGCGATCCAACGCTTGCGGGCGATCGACAAGAAATTCGAGCGCGACTTGGGGCTCCTTGTCATCGCGACTGCGAACAATATAGCCGATGATACTAAGTCGCCCGCCAATTTCCCGTACCGCACCGGCTTCCTAAAGGGGAGCTACCATGCTGATACACGGGGTGCGATGAGAACACTTAGCGCGGTAGCGGGCAGCTTCGCGGCGTACGCCCCGAACGTGGAGTACGGGTACGGGCAGAAGCCACAACCATTTTTTGGGCCAGCAGCGGCGTTACATCACGAGCGGTTCTATAAGGACATCGAAACACTAATCAGGCATTTTGACAAGCAATGAGAAAAGACCCTACATATGAAATCCGCGAGCATTACATCAGGTTGCTCTCTGGTATGGTCGTGAAATCGAAGAGCGTGCCGGTGTACAACCTGGCGCAGGTCGCGCACAAGCCCCCTTACGTGATGGTGTTCGGGGGCACGGCGGAAAGCCAGGACACGAAATCGGGCTACTCAGGGAGCATCACGGTCAACATCCAGGTGCACACGATATACGAAGGGGATTATGGTGGGGAGAAATTCGCGGACGAAGTGGTGCATGAAATAATACGGCGGCGGTACGACAACACTGGTTATTATGGCAGCACGGAAAATTTCGACATCATCACGTGTATATACACGGTAGAGGAGGCAGTACGGATACAATCCGCGACAGCCGTTCATATCTTAAAATCAATCCAGTTCAATCATTTCATAACTCAAAAAAAACAATAACAATGGCAAAAATTAATGGAACACTAATGCGGCTGCTTGTAAGGCGCCCCGGTGAAACTGCATTCACCCCCGTGGGGGCCGCGCAGTCTGACAATTTCTCGATCGATGTTGCACTGGAAAGCGCGACAACGAAGGGCAGCGAAGGATGGGCGGAGCATATCCAGGGCCTGCGGAGCGCGAGCGGCTCGATAACAGGGCTGCACGACCCTGAAGAAAATTTCACTGAAGCGGAAGTATTCGCTATGATCAACACCCGCCAAGCCGCGAAAATCCAATACGGCACGATGCTGCCGGGGAGCCAGTACTTCGAGTTCGATGCGTCAATCAGTAATTTCACGAAGAACTCCGAGATGGAAGCCCCAGTGGGGTTTGATTTTTCATTCGAGGTGAACGGGAAAGTAGAGCTCAAAACATCAGCGTGATGATCTACGCCGATATAAAAATCAGGCGGTTCGTTTTTTTCAGGGAAAGGATAAGGTTCCGCTTCGACCTTGCCGCCCTGAAAAGCGCTACCGCTGCATGTTATATGGACTTGGGTGAGTTCTATACATCTGAGAAACTATCAGACGATGCGCGGTTCTTCTACCACTCCTACGGGGCATGGCTGCATGGCCGTGCGCACACGCGGGCGCTATTCGATAAGTACGTGAAAGTGTTTCGTCGGCTGCGCTTCCGGGATATACAAGTGATCAAGGCCGCCCAGGCCGGCGCGGCAACAATGAGTGAAAAACTCAGGGAGATAATTTCCGAAAAAGCGAGCGAAAAAAAAAACTCATTACATGGGAAGCCCTTAACGACATCATGATCGGCGAATTGCGGCTAAGCATGGAACAGGCCGGGCGGCTCACCTTGAACGAGATATTGATCATGCACCTTGCCGAGCAGCGCAGAAGGGAAGACCAGCTGAGCAACACCAGGTTGGTGATGTGGGAGATACGGACGAAACATCTCAGGAAGGGCAAACGTATAACGCCAAAAGATATATTTTCTCTACCGTCTGAAAAACAGGCTGTTACAATTCTAACAAGAGAAGAATATAGGAAATTACAACAAATGTGGGGCAACTGAACAGATGAAAAAAAACACCATACAGGCCAATATCAACGCTGACCCGCGGGGCTTCAAGAAGGGGATCAAGGATGCTATCGGGGAAATCGAAGTATTCGGGGTTTCAGTTGAAGACCTTAAAGGAAAATTGGGATTATTGGCCGGGGCAGCCGCCATAGGGGCAGCCGTGAAGGCGTTATGGGATATGGCTTCGCAACTGGCCAAGACCGCCGATAGGCTGTTCGACCTGCAAGATATTACCGGGATCAGTACCGAAAAACTGCAACAATACGAGCATGTTGCCAGGGTCGCCGGGGTTTCGTCCGAAACGATGGCAACGGCAATACAAGGGCTCACGCAGCGCATGGCACGGGGCGGAGAGGAAGCCGGGCCACTTGTCGCCGGCCTGGCACAATTAGGGCTGAGCATTAGAGATGTTTCAGGCAACATCCGCAACGGGGGGGATGTAATGGAAGAAGTTATCGGGAAACTGTCCGAGATGGAAAACATCACTGAGCGCAACGTGCTGGGCGCGCGGATATTCGGCGGCGCATGGAGGGAGTTGGCCCCGGTGCTGTCTCTTGGGCGGGATGGGATTAATGCTGCCATGAAGGAGGCGAAAGAGCTGGGGTTGGTGCTGGACGGGGAAACCTTGCGGGCAGCGGAAAACTTCAGGGTAGAGATGGAGACGCTGAGCGCGCAGATGCAGGCGTTCAAACACGATGTAGCTACGGTCGCGATCCCCACGTTTCAATGGATCATCAAAACCTTACATGAATCCGTCAGGGGTTGGAAATACCTATTCGGGGCGATGGGTGATGTTAACGATCAGGTATACGGGGACGTGAAATCGCACACGGATGAGATTATACGATCAATCGATCATATAACGGACTCGGAGACAAGAAGGGCCGCGATCATGGGGAAGCAATTATGGTATCATAATAAGGCACGGGAACTATGGGCGGAGGAGGACAAAATGCTGCAAAAATTGGGGGATCGGTATGCTGATATTTCAAGGACGATACTGGCAAACTTCGATGATTACGCGACAATGAAAGAAAGGGAAGCGGCGGCGGCACAGGCGGCGGCAGATGAAGAAGCAGCGCGGGCGGCGGCGGCGGCGGAGCTGGCAGCACAGGCCGAAAGGGACAGGAGGGCAGCATTAGGGGAGATTGGACGGATGCAAGAAGATATTACTAAGGCGGAAGCCGCATTCATTGCCGCCAACTCGGATGCCGAGCGGCAACAGTGGCTCAGGCGGAGGACCGACCTTGAGATTGAGATGGAGATGCTTAAAGAGCGCAATGCCCTGGAATTAGGTGCACAGGAAGCAGACCGGCGGGGGCTCGCTGCTGGCTTAACACCGATGCCGGGATTAGTGCCGGGGGGCACGATGCTCGACACCGGGCATGATGAGTTCCTGCAACAACAGGCGGAAAAGCAGATAGCGCTTAGACAGACAGAACAACAGATCGAACAAACAGAACAGGCTGCAATCGACATGAGTGGTGCAATGCTCGACTCGGCCTTCGCGGTAGGGAAGGCATTCGGGGACATGGCCGCCGATTCTGGGAAATCAACAGACGAGATAGTGCAAGACCTTCTACGGCAGGTCGTGGGGGCGATCATTAAGTCACTCGTGACAGGATTACCTTTTCCAGCAAACCTGATCGCCGCGGCGGGGGCCGGGGCATTGGCGAGCAGCTTGTTCAACCAGGTACCACGCTTCGCGCGCGGCACGGATTACGCCCCTGGCGGCATGGCATGGGTTGGCGAGCGCGGCCCGGAACTGGTCAACCTGCCACGCGGCTCACAAGTATTCAGCAACCACGAATCAATGAACATGGGGGGACGTGTAGTGTTCGAGATCAGCGGCAGGAAGCTAAGGGGGATACTTGACAGTGAAAATTCACGCCTTAACCAAATTGGATAATGTATAGTTTCCCGGTATATAATTACTCGTTGGTCAACTCTCAGGAATACGAGAGCATCAACGGCATCCCCTTCAGGGTCGAAATATACCAGATGGGGAGTTCCCCGCCCGCCCAGCCGTTCAACATCGACCTGGCGGGGAACTCGCTTAGTATCATTTTGATGGGCGATGGCACACCCTACCAGAAAATCAAGACGCACGAATTCCTGATACAGGTCAACAGTATAATAGACCGGCAGTACCTTGAAACATTCGTGTACAACAATTTCGAGTTTCAAATACGGATATATCGTGATGGGGCGATAATACATACCGGGTACATCGTGCCGGATATTTTTTCAGAAGCGTTCACCACCCCGCCGTATCCTACGCAATTATCGTTCATCTGCGGCCTGGCAATGCTCAAGAACTTCAACTTCGCGGACGATAACGGGGTGTATTATCGCGGGTATTATTCAGGGATCACCATACTCGCGAATTGCCTGAGCAGGTTACGGGGCGATCTTCAGATCATGGACGCGGTACCTATCGTTGACGCTGCACGGGGGCAATGGGAGCCTTACCTTGAAAACCACTTCTACAATGCAGAGATGTTCAGGGGCCTGAACTGTTATGAAGTGGTGGAGCGGCTGCTCCCGTTCGGTTGCAAAATCCAGCAGGTGGACAACCAATGGCAGGTCACCCCTGTTGATCAATTCCGGTACAATTTCAGGCTATATGACCGGGACGGGAATGGTATCGCTGGTTCAGATGGCGAAAAAAACACCGTCAACGAGATGACCAACGCCAAGGCCACGCTCGGGCATAGGATAACATTCATCCGGGATACCCAGGAGTTGACGATCGCCCCAGGGTGGAAGGATTTTTCATTATATCACGACTATGGAAAAAAAGAATCTATACTACCTACCCCCGATTTCGAGGCGGATGACTTCCTTGATGGTGTCCCGCGCGGGTGGGGCGGGGAAAATATCAGGCATGCAGAGATTGAAGGGGAATCATGTCTGGAGTTCATGGAGACAACCGAAATAGAAAACAGCTATATTACATGCGTGCCTGGGGAATACAAGTATAATGGGCCCGACCGGTTCCGGCTGACGTTCGAGCAACAGATAGGGACGCTCCAACCGGTATCCGGGCAGGCCCTGTTCATGTTCACGTCCACGGGGGAGCGCCGCAGCAGCATACGGCCCTATGTCGCTATATACCAGGGTGATGGGTCGGCGCAATTCAGAATCGACAGCGCGGAAGCCGTGGCCTTGATCCAGGGCGGGGGTGGTTTCCGCGTAGTGCTGTTCGATTCACCGCCAGCGAACACGAAGCCATCGTGGTATTACTGGATTGACTCCCCTACATATATAGGAAACCAAGCGCGTTTCCGGCTCACGGAAGGGGATGGCTCGATGCCGCTGTTAATTGGAACG